GGTCCCGGTCCAGCCATCCGTCACCAGCTCGTTCCCCGTCTGGGAGCCGCCGTTGACCACCGGGGTCCCACCACCATCCGCCCTCCGGCTGTAGGAATGGTCCTCCAGGTAGAAGTTGTTCGCCGTGGCCTGTAACTGAGCCAGGAACGCCTGCATCAGGGCCCTGTCGGCGTCGAACAGGTCGCTGAAGGTCAGGGTAGCCTTCCACCGGTTGCCGGTCCTCTGGGCCGCCTGGATGGCTCCTGTGAGGGGGGACACGAACTGCTTCTGGTTGGAGATAATGGTCCAGCTCGTATCCGTAGGCCGGACGCTTGGCATTGTCAAAGGCATTAGAAGCGTCTCCTGGCTAGCATATCCGCGATCTCCGCCTTCTGGCGCTTCAGCTCAGCCGCGAAGATGATCCGATCCTGCTCCGATGCCCCTCCGGCGATGTTCACCGTGGGAGCGTAGTTGATCTGGGCGCCGCCCTGGTTCCGGAGCTTCTCGTTCGTCATGATCCGGCCGCCAGCGTTGCCCATGGTCAGAACCTCTGGCCCGCGCTCCCCGACGATATAGGACTCCCCGGGTCTCACCTGTCCGCCTAGGGCTCGTCCTGCTGCTGCGCCGGTAGCTGCTGCCGTGACTGCTGCCGCTAGAGGGCCTGCGAATGGTGCCGCTGTAGCCGCTGCTGCGGGGGCTAGAGCTGGGCCGACGATGGGGATAGCTGCTGTGCTGGCGTAGGCGTTCAGGACCGCCTGTGCCGCCATGGCCGCCGCGTTCCCAGTCATCATTGCCGCCGCGCCTGCCTGGTTCGTCTTGTCCAGGGCCTTCTGCATGAGCTGAGTCACCGCATATTGAGCGATGAACTGGCCTAAAGCGTTGACCGCCGTCCGGCCGATGGTCTCCGCCAGTCCTGCGAACGCCTCGTCCAGGCTCTCCGCATCGAACACCGCCGACTCCAGCGCCCCACCGAACCCGGTCGTGAGCTGGTCCACCATACCTACCAGGACCTGATCGAACTGAGCCAGGGACTCCTGCGTGTCGGCCAGGTACTTCTCGAACGCATTCCGGGACAGCTCCTCCCGCTCCTTCTCATAGGCCGCTGTGAGCTGCGTCAGTAGCGCCTGGCGCTCCGTCTCCGTCTCAAAGGTAGCGTCCAGGATGGTCTGGCGCCGCTTCTCATAGGATGCCGTGAGGGCCTGCTCCTCGGTCATGAGGGACAGCGCGATGGCCTCCGCCCCCTTAGTAGCCGCCTCGGCCTTGGCCTCTGCTGCTTTGGTAGCCGCATCCGTGGCTGCCGTCTCTTCGTTCCGGAGGCGAATCAGCTCCGATAGACGCGCTGCTTCCCTAGCCTCCTCCTCGCTTAGCCCGGCCTTGATTGCCTCTAGATAGGCCACCTGCTCCGCCGTTTGATGGAGCGCCGCGTATTCGTGGGCCAGGTTGGCGATGTACTCCTGGGCCTTATCGTCGGCGAACTCCGTCGCCACCCCTTGCCCCGTCAGCGCCTTGTTCAGCTTCGTGATGAGGGCCTCGGCCGCCTCGGAGTCCTTCCCGGCCCGAAGGATGACCTCTGCCAGGGCTGCGAACTCGTCGTCCGCTAGGGCCACGCTGGTGGCCATCAGCTCCACCACCTGCTGGAGCCGGGACAGATTCTCAGGGGTCCGGTCCTGCTCGTACCGCATGAAGGTGCCCAGGAGCTGCCCTGCCTCGTCCCGGGTGATGCCTAGCTCGTCTGCTACCGCTTGGGCTTCCGCCTGAACCCGCGTAAATGCCCGGGTGCTCATACCCTCAAAGGCTGCGTCCGTCTCTTCTGCGGCTCGCCCGATGGCCAGGAACTGCTCTGCCGTGCCCCGCATGATCCCCGGGGTGACGTCCCCGAAGGCAGAGACGATGGCTTTCCCTGCTAGGGTGATGGCCTTCTCAGCTTTGGCCATCTGGAGGGCTAGCTCGATGGACGCCAGACCGGCGTTAGTTTCCATCAGGAGCTTGAGATCATCGCTCAGCCCGAACGCTGCTGCCCCAGTACGATTAAACGTCGTGCCAAGGCTTTTCATTATGTCTTCTAGCTCGTCCGCCTCGTCCTCGACGTCCAGCATGGAGGCGATCAGGGGGCCAGCTAGGAGGGATCCGAAGGCGATCACGGCACCGAAGGCAGCACCGGCAGGGCCAAAGGCAGAGGCGATCTGCGGGCCCTGTTGCGCGAGGATAGTAGTCGCCGCCGTGCCAGCCTGGGCCTGGACTGCGACGTCCTGGAGCTGCATGGAGAGGTTCGCTGCCCCTCCCTTCATTAGCTTAAATCCGCCAGCAGCCTGGCCGGATGCCTTGGCCTGGCGCTGCATGACTGAGGCGTTCTCTAGCTGCTCCTTCGTGGCCCCATCCAGAGCCAGCTTGTACAGCTCCAGCTCGTCCGTGGTCAGACGGGTCTGGGCCTCCATCCGGTTGAGCTGGTCGATGACCTTTTTCTGAGAGGCGGGGAGCTTCTTGGACTCCTTGTCCAGCCGCTCCTCCTGCTCCCGGAGAAGCTCGATAGCCGTCGCCGCCTTCTTGACGTCGCCGGTCTCTACCTTGAGCTGGAGGGTTGCTATATCGGCCATCTGGGCGTCACCTCTCGGAACTTGGCGAGCTTCATTATCGCCTGAACTTCCCAGGGCGCTAGCTCATGCCCGGTCAGCCGAATATAGCTCTCGATCTCCTGGTAAGTATACGATGAAAGCGCAAGGTACGCCTCCCAGGCTTCCGCCATCAGCTCAGGTAGGGATGGGCCCGTCTCCAGCTCTCTGGGCGTCTTGCCGGTGCTCTTCTCGACCTGCTTCAGGGTCTCGTAGCGACTGATCGTTGATTTATCCGGGGCCGCGTGGATGTACATGCACCAGCGACCGAAGGACACGAAGTCGGCGATCAGCCCTTCGTAAAACCCTCGGCGTCACCGATCACCTTTATCAGTTGGGACACCACGGGAGGGGATGACTTGTAGAGGGCCAGAGCGTTGGCCTTATTGCAGGGGTAGTCCTCCCCGTCCTTCTGTAGCCCCCTCCAGCCTACGGTCACTTCCGCCAGCGCCTCGGCGTCCATGTCGTCGTAGTTGAGCTTATCCAGCTTCTTCTCTTCCCGGGCCCGAAGCATCGTCATGGACTGCTTCCGCTTCTGTGCCCGCCAGGCCGCGCTGTACGGCCCCTTGACGGTGATGTAGACGTCCGTGGGCTTGCCACTAGCGGGGGAGAGGATTTGGACCTCCCGCCCCGCTTCGTGGTCATCGACTACGCATAGCTCGTTCAGCTCCATAACCGCCCCTTATGGTTTATGCAGCCGTCCGAGTGATGACGATATTGGAGGCGTCCGTGGCGTCGTACAGGCCCACAAACTCCATCGCAATGGTCACGGCACCTTCGCCGGACACGTCAGGCTGCCCCGAGTTGTACTTCACGTTCCCGATCTCGATCAGGTAGTCGTTCCCATCGACGTCCGTCAGCGTCAAAGCGATGCTGGAGGAGGTCTCGTTAAGGAACTTCTCGTATAGGGCCTTGGACTCAAAGTAGGTCGTCAGCGTACCCGTGACCCGGGACTTGCCGATGGCCGGACGTTGAGTCGTGGCGGATCCCACCGCGAAGAGCGGCTCGATGCCGTTCTCCAGGGACAGCTCAAGGGACGTCACGGTGGCGATGGTAGAGCCGCCCTCAGAGATCGACCCGGTGAAGCTGTCGAAGGGGGTGTTCCCCACGTCGGCGCTATAGGTGCTGGATGCGACTGCCGTCGTATTCAAGGAAAGATCCTTACCCACGATCCCGAAGGTAGCCGTCACCATGCTGTTCGGCGACACGCTCAGGCTCATGGAGTTGATCTCGCATCCGGTATAGCGATGGTATTCCGGAGAGGCCAGGTCGGCGAACTTACGCTCGAACGTGAAGGACCGGCGAGTCGTGCCAGCCTTGAGCACGTCCGTCGCCCAGGTGCCGCATAGGGCTGCCTGGAGGAGGTCGTCGAAGGCTTCGTACTCAAGCTCGCCAGTGATCTCCCCGGAAACGCTCTTGTTCCCATGGCGGAAATCTTCCACCTGACGGTCGCCCCGGAGCTTCTCCGACTCCACGGCGTCCTTCGTGAGGGCCAGAGTCGTGCCGGTGTGCGGTACGGGCGTCCAGGTCGGCGTGCTGGGCGTGGTCCCGTAGGTCGATTCTGCAACGTAATGCAGACTATGTTGTGCGCCGTTTGCGATAGTCATGTTCGTGCCCCTGTATATGTCTGCACGTTGATCGAAACCGGCACGATAAAGAACGCGCCGTCTAGGAATGCAGGAGCGACACTCACTGATCGTACCCGCAAACTCGTTCCATTATAGGTCAAAACCGTGCCGCGCTTGAAATGGTCCGCGATGGTATCGGGAAGCGTGCTGCGGCCTGATCCCCGCTGGGAGAATACGTCCACCTGGTAGATGGCGTTGGTCTCGTCCTTCCCTGTCGCTCCCATGGATGCCTGGAGCGTCTCGGCAGGGATAAACGTGGGCCGGAGGTACTCCGATCCGTCGCCCTCGTAGGGGATGTTCGGCCAGGCGATAGGCGTCGCGTCCATCGTGTCCAGATGGGCGTCCAGAGCTGCCTGCATATCGTTGAAGTAGGTGCTCATTTCTTCGCCTTCGCCACCGCCTCGTTGATCCGCGCCTGATAGGCTGCCACGTTCTTCCGGAGCATACCCTGAGGCGCCTTCACCTTGGACCCTCCGAACTCTATCACGGCAGCGTAGGGGAGGTTATTGGTCAGGTAGAAGGTCTGCCCGGGTTGATACCTGCCGACGGTCTGGTTCGCCTCGTCCGTCGCTGCTCCTCCGCCCGGGTTCTTCTGCGTGCGCTGGAGCTGCGTCGTTTTGGCTGCATCAAAGGACGCCTGCCAATTGCCCCGGAGGCGCCCAGTATCGGCTGGGGTGTCGTCGATGATCCTACTTGACAGCTCCAGGAGGGTTCCCCTGACCACCTTTTCCGGCATCTCCGCTAGATTGTCCAGGGCCTGCTTGAAGCTCTTCATTTTCGGATTTGCAGATTTGAGGCCACCACCGCCCCAGAGGGGGCAATGTCAGCAACGGCGACAACGCGCCACGAATCCGATCCAATACCCACTTGATCGCCGACTTCATAGGTCCCAGCCTCCGCTAGTAGCCGTCGATCTCCTTGGAGCACCGCTCCATCAGCGCGATCAGCGTCAGAATAATCAAAAAGGCAGCCATATCCCGTAAACGTGGACGATGTATCACTGGTCCTCCCCGTCGCCGGGTTGTACGCCCCCTTCACCGTGCGCGTGAACGTGTACTGCTTCCCGAATTTGGTCAGCAGGGACGCTGCGCTATTGGCGAGGGAGGTGTAGTTGAAGCTCATGCCCGGGACACCGCCGTCACGGGCTTAATCAGCTTCTTCAGGGCGTAGGTCAGAGCCGGGACCTGGCGCTTCATGCCGGTGCTGCTCTTGTACGTCACCTGGATGGAGTCCACCTTCTCGGAGAGGACCTCTCGCTCGACCGGGGTCAGCCGGGAGTCGCTGTCGATCTCCGTCTTGATGCACTCATACAGCGCGACCTTCAGCTCCTTGGGGATCTCGTCCGCGTCTACCGCGTAACCGTCGATATAGACCTGATCCCGGGGCCACTGGAGGGCCTGGTTCTCGTCTGCCTTCAGCCCCTGGTAGTCCAGGGTCTCTAGGTAATCCATGGACCGGAGCATCTGCTGCCCGATCACTTCATCCGTGCCGTAGGTGATGCCGCGAGCATCAGCCCAGGTCTTGAAATCTGCCACGCTGGAGTAGCTGTTCGCTCCGGAGACCAGGGTCCCATCTTCTACCACGATTGCCATGTATTAGCCTCCGAAGGAAAGAGGGGGCCCGAAGGCCCCCTCGTACACCTTAGCCCATGAGGGTTGCGATGTAGTCCGGCTTCCAGGCTTTCACGCCCCAAGCCACTGCCACTTCGATCATGGTCTTGCGATACCCACGATACACGCGGACCTCAAACACCAGGCCGGAGGCCGGGTCTTGGACGGTCAGCGCATCGTCGGCAGCATCGCCACCATTCGGCACGGCCGGAGCGCGGATTGCCAGCTCCAGAGCGCGACGATGGAAGGCCATGTTCGCCGTGTAGCCGTTGCCCACGGTGATGGCTGCGTTGTCGGCGAGAGCCGAACGAAGGCCAGGACCACCGATAGCGAAGGACCCACCGGCCAGAGCCGTGTTGACGACGTACTTGTTGGTATCGCCGTTGAAGGTCACAACGTCACCAGCCAGGATGGTGCCGGAGCCACCGTCTGCCGCGATGGTCGTGTCGCCAATGGCGGACGAAGCATCGTTCAGGAGGTAGCTGGCGCCGGTGCCTTTGGTGTGCGACTGCACTTGGGCAGATTCGCGCATCATGAGGCCCTGGAGGTCCAGGAGAACGCCCTGGCGGAGGAGGTCCGTACCACCGGCCTCGTTTGCCTTCTGGAGCTGGGCAAGCTGGCGGAGGTTGGTTCCTGCCACGGTGTTGAGCACCAGGCTGGCCTGGCCGTCGTTCATGGGCATACCGTTGTCAGCGAGGATCTGGCGGACTTCTGCCACTTCGCTGAAGTTGGAGCCGAACGGCGTGGTGCCAGCGGTACCGAAGGCGCGGGAGGCGTTCTTGTACGCTTCCCCAGCCAGGTCTGCTTCGATCTCGTTGCAGAGCGCACGCATCGCCTGAGCGATTTG